GCCGATCTCGTATGTATGAGCCTCGGATACGAGGCGTCGATCTCCAGCCAGCACAGTCGCGTCAGCAATATCGCGATCACTGTAATCAAACAGGACGCCGTTCTTCTTGAACGTTGACGTCGTGTCTGTCGTTGTGCCTGTGCCAGGATCGTATGCTCCTTTCGATGTGCGCGTGAATGTCAGCTCCTGCCCGAACTTTTTGAGTAGCGTCTCAGCCGTCTTGGCGAGTGGGGCGTAATCAAAGCTCATGAGCGCGATACGAATGTTGGGCCTTGGATTAGCTTGCGAACGGCGTGATTGAACGCTGGCGTGCGCTTTCTCATCATTGCCGAGTTCTTATAGACCACCTTGATATTCCCGATCTGCTCAGATTCAGTCTGGCGATCCTGGGCCAGGAGCGGGCTGTCACCGTCGAGTTCGATCTTCGTCAGCTCGTACATGGCGTTTTTGACCTCTTTCGGGATCTCGTCAGAGTCAACGTCGTAATGATCGATGAATACGCGATCCCGTGGCCACTGTAACGCCTGGGTTTCGGTGTGCTTCAGTCCAATAAAATGCAGGGACTCAAAGTAGTCCATTGCGCGGAGTATGGCGCCCTCGATCTTGCTGTCCGAATTTGTGTGGCTGATGCTTCGATCATCCATCCACGCCTTCCAGCCATCGACCGTGATATATGAGTTTGCCCCTGTTACTAGCGAGCCATCTTCGATAATCAGTGCCATGCTCTCCTCGCAATAAAATAAATGGGGCCCGTAGGCCCCTGGGTTTTAGCCCATAAGTGTCGCGATGAAGTCCGGCTTGAACGCTTTCACGCCCCAGGCCGCAGCGACTTCGATCATTGACTTGCGATATCCACGATAAACGCGAACCTCAAATACCAGGCCGCTGTTAGGGTCCTGGACAGTGAGAGCGTCATCAGCAGCATCGCCACCGTTTGGAACCGCTGGAGCACGTACAGCAAGCTCGAGAGCGTTGCGGTGGAATGCTACGTTTGCGGTGTAGTTGTTGCCGACGGTGATCGCGTTGTTGTCAGCGATAGCCACTCGAGCACCTGGTGAGCCCAGAACAATGTTGCCGCCACTGAGTTCAGTGTTTACGACATACTTGTTTGTTGAGTCAGCCGCGAATGTGATCACGTCACCAGCCAGGATAGTGCCTGAGCCACCATCTACGCCGATAGTTGTGTCACCGACAGCCGCAGCACCGTTGACGAGACGCGATGCGCCTGTGCCTTTGGTGTGTGACTGTACCTGAGCTGATTCACGGACAGACATACCCTGGAGGTCCAAAAGGACACCCTGACGGAGTAAGTCAGTACCGCCCGACTCGTTAGCGCGCTGAAGCTGAGCTAGCTGACGTAGGTTAGTACCCGCGACAGTGTTCAAGATCAGGCTGCACTGGCCATCGTTGGTTGGCATACCGTTATCAACGAGGATCTGGCGAATCTCAGCCACTTCGTCAAAGTTTGACGCGAATGGTGTAGTGCCAGCCGTACCGAATGCGCGTGATGCGTTTTTGTACGCCTCCTCAGCCAGGTCCGCCTCAATCTCATTACAGAGAGTGCGCATCGCTTGCTTGATTTGATCGCCGTATACAGTCTCGAACCCGATACCGTTGTTGAGGTGACGAACATCCTCTCCAGTGTATGGGATCTGAACCGCTCGGCTGTTGCTGATGCTCAGTGTCTTGTTATCGACGGTCTGATCTGTCCCCTCTGGGATAGTCATCGCCTCGGATACATCGACAGCTGTCGCCGCTCGAGTGAATGCCGCTCGGACGGTGTCGCCCTTTGCCACTCGCTCGGAGCCGTTTGCGTTGATTGTTGACGCGGGGATGAAGCCGACGAGCTCCCTGCCCACGACGTCCGCAGCCTTATAAATGTCAGCTGCCAGGTCTGTAAGTACGTTAGCCATTGTCGGCCTCCTTATTCATCGAAAAGTTGACCGCCTGACGCGAAGAACTCAGCCCGCTGCTGGTGACTCATCGCCTCAAATTCGGCCCTGCTCATTTCACTCGATCGTTCCTGGGCCCTGCCTTCCGAACGTGCGGCACCGCCGCCAGCTGCCTGACTTCCGTCAACCAGGAACGGAAACCGCTCCTTGATGCTACTCGTCAGGTCGTCCAGTGTGGAAACAGTCAGCTGACCGTTGTCCGTCACTCGGATTTCATCGTCAACAATCGACAGCCTCTGGCCTATCTGTTGCTGTAAAAGGGCGGCTTTCGCCGTGTCCTTTGTCAATCCTCCCGCAATTCTACCACTTTCTGCGTTAATGCGCGCCTGTATTGCGTCCTGCTGCATTTTTGCCATCTGATCGCGCAATATGTCGGCCTCTGACTTCTGTGCCTCAAATAGCTGTTTATAGTCATTCTCAGCCTTTGCCTTTTCCTCGGCTTGCTGTTGCGCCATGCGCTGAGCCTCCTCAGCCTCGCGCTGCTTGGCCTTTTTCTCAGCCAGGAGCTGGTCATTCTTACTCTTGAGACCAGATACCTCCTGGTCGATCATCGCTTGAACGTGTGCCTGGATGGCCTGGCGTTGCTCGTCGTTTAACTCAATACCCTCGATTTCCATATTTCACCTCTAGTGATTGTGCGGCTCCGCCGCGTTAAGTACGGACGCCCCTGGGTGGTTGCGTCTCTTTAATGGGTATGCCCGTTTTTATGGCCGCCCAAACTCTTTCGATCGGATAGCCTTGCATCCAGCTCGCTGGGCTGAATTGCGGCTCCTCACCGAACTTGTCCACATACATCTTGATAATGTCTGATGGTTCCACTCTCTTCTCCTATAGCGTTAAGCCGTCTTTTATCAGTTGCTCAAATACCTCGATCAGTTTGGGGAATCGCTTTTGGCAAACTGACCAGGCCACGGGATCATTCTTAAGCGCAAACAAGTTAGCGAACGTCTCCATGTACCTCATCCGCTTATCTTTGTAATACTTTCGGCCATGCCCGAACCACGATAGCGAGCTGTAACAATATCCGTGCGTCATTGCGTCGATGATGTCGGAGATCATGCCGTGATTTTGCGACTTGATGAACCATTTCCCTGTCGTGACACCAGGCTCCAGCTCAATCGTTCCCTTGTAATAAAGATCCTTAAATATATCGTTGAGCATGGGGCCGCGCTCTTTCGCCTTTTGCAGGCCCATTGCTTTTCGGTCAGCCTCGAACGCTTTAATAAAACGCGGCAGTTGCGATGCCTCCTCACTGAAACCTGACAGCTTAGTTCCGAGCATCCGGTCAATGTGGTGGCCATACTCGTGACGAAAAACCTCGTCTAATGAGTTAGAACCCTGGGCAATCGTGCCGCTCCAAGGCTCATACCATGCCTCGTCTGGCGTCGGTGCGTCCTTTATGCGCTTTGGCTTAGGTAGCTTTTGCACTAGATCTTTAAGATCAGGAGACAGCCTCGACAGCGACAGATTCAGATCGGCAGATGACAGCCCGCTGGCGTTGATCTTAGCCATACCGAAATCATCGGCCTCGACGTTGACTATTGGCGGTGGCGGCGGCTTTTTGTTGTTGAATGTAACGTCCTCGAGGCCCAGCTCTCTAAGCGTAAGAACATTGCCCTGGCTGTCGACAAACTTATCTAGGGTGAACTTACCATCCCGGAACAGCTTCGCCCTAGTCTTACCCAGGATTTTCTCCTGGAACGGCCTCGGCTGTGAGTGCAGCCAGTCGCCAAACGTGATCGATGCGGGTAGATTCCTGGCGCCAGCTGGCCCTCTGTTTGGCCTTGTTCCCGTGCCAGGACCCAAATCGAACTCTGGTTTCACTCTCATAGTAATCGTCGATCGACAATTAAAGTGAGCGGGCGGCTTAGGATCTTTCTCAAAGTCGCGATATATCACGCCGTCTCTAGCGGCACATACCAGGCTGGTGCGGGCGTCTAGTGTGGCTACCCACTCATATCCCTCGAGGACGTCGTCATTCTCCTGCATTGAGAGCTTGCGCGTCTGATTTGATACGTGGTTAGTGGCTGTCCTGGCGACTGTCGCGGCTCTTCGCCCCAGCGTTGGCTCTAAATCGAGAATATTCCTGGCTAATTGCTGATTCGTATATCCGAGGGCGGTGGCGTCTTGTATCTGATACCTGATCTGATTGATCACGCTGTCGTCAAAGCTCTCGAGGAGGCGTCTCATCGAGTAACCAGGCGAACCCGGAATACTCAAAACGCTGGTGTTCATCGCTGTAACTAGCTGGCCCCTGGTTGGCAGCGCGCTACCGATACGCACATCATTCAATAGATCAGCGTTAAATTCGGCCTCATACTCAGCGAAATTGATCCACTCCTCGAACTCCTTGTTGCGGTTGTCGAGCTGTAGAGCCATCGCATACTGGTAAAGGTCAGCCGCCTGCTGTTGCGCCCTGGCCAGCTGAAACTCGGTTTTAGCACTCTTAATTGATCCCGCCACCTCGGCCAGGAGGCGAGTAATAAAGTCAGCAGCCTGATTTTCACGCCCTCGAGCGTACCTCAGAACAAATATCTGATGCCTGGTTAGTGCGTTTAGGATCTCATCGTTTGCTGACACGCTTCGGCTTGGCCTTAGCCTTCATCTTCTTCTTGGCAGCGGCGGCCTTTTTCTTGCCGTCCTTTGTGTATGGGTACTTCTTACCAGCTACATTTGGCATATCTCACCTCACCATTTCGATTTATTGGCCCAGTACGCCGCTGACATCTTGCCTTTAGCGATGTTTTTGGCGTGCCTGGCCTTGAATGACTTACGCCTGGCGGCGTCAGCCTTGCTTTCACCCGCACGTTTTGGCGATCCAGACACGCCCTGCTGGCCATATCGGATCAGTTTCACCTGGTCACCATCCTTAGCCAGGACGACGTGAGATTTTGTGGGATGCTTTGGGGTGCGCTTTGGCTTGTTATAGCCAGAGAGCCCGTACCGCTCGAGTCGTGGATCTTTGGCCATCACTTTGCTCGCTTCTTTTTGCGGTGTTTCTGGATCTGTTTCCATTGAGCGGCATCGACTGAGCGCGCCTTACCACCCGTAAGGACCGAATTGACTCTCGCCATGGCCCACTGGCTTGGACTGACACCAGGGCGGCGGCCAGATGTAACAGCCGCGCCCATACCCTTGAGATAGATCGCCTTTAAAGCACTGTATGGCGCGTTTGCCTCTTTGGCTTTGCGCTTGAGTGCCTTCTCAGCTCGTTCGTTTACCTTTGCCATAACGCCTCTCATATGCCGCTGTGTGCTTGCTCTTCCTGGTCTTTGCCTTACTGTCGCCTGACAAATCGCCCAGGAGCTTGCCTTTCTTGCGCATTTCATCGAGTTGCTTCAGTCGCAGCCGACGCTCCTCACCGCTGAGACCCGCCACATACTTGGCCGGGACGCTGTAACCTGATGGTGTCTTAACGTTTGCCATAGCTTAAACAGGCGGTAAATCGCCCAGCTCCTCCTTAACGTCATCCAGGGATCGCGTGCCGTCGATGATGCCCGCCGCCTTGAGGCGATCAAATATATCCTGGTCGCTGATGATCTGGCGATCCATGAGCGTGACCATCGACATAATGAGCTGAGGATCGACTGACTTATCGTAAAACTCTCGGTTGATATCGATCTGAACCTCATCAGGCGTACCCATAAACTCGGAGCACCACTTGACGCATTGCTCGAGGGCGCTCGATAGGTTGCCCACAATGTCGCCCAGAACGCTATTTTCAGATGCGAATCGTATCCTGGCGCCCTCAGCTGTCTCGTTATTACCTCGATCAGTGATAATCCTGGCGCCGATCGCTACCATCGCGGACTCCTTGGCCCGCATTGCCTCCATCACAAGCTGGTTAGCCTGTGGCTGTAATAGCGTGGCGCCACCTGTTTCCCCCAGGATATGGCCAGATCGAGAGCCCAGCTTGATGCCCTCGGGATTCGCCTCAAAGAACTCATCAGCGTTGAGGCTGTGCGTGATAAAGAGCGTGGGCTGTCCCGTGATGAAACAGCTCTCCTCGTAATCCGCTGAGTTGCGATAGTGGGCGATATTGACGTCAGCGATATCCGACAATGGCGCGTCGTCGATCGTTGGGTCGTTGTTCTTGCTACCCACAAACATCCCAGGAATCACATCCCAGGCTGTCCCGTCTGATCGCTTTGGGTAAATCTCGTCAGAGTAGGGCATCTCCTCGCGATATACTTGCTGGGTATAACCATCCTCCCGCAGCCGCAATACCCGATACTGGACCTCCATCTCGTGACCGAATTCGTCATCGCCATCGCGATAATCCTCCGCCAGGACCACCATGGTCAGCACTTTGCGCCCGGCCATAGTCTCGGTTTTCCAGTTAATCACCTGCTCAGCTGTGTAGGGAATGATCGACGCTTTGAGATCGAGGCGAGATATGTCCTCGAGGGAGAGGTCCGCATCAGCCTGCGGATAATCTACCAGGAAAAACGCCCGACCAGTCTCTAGGACATTCGACAGCTCGTCCTTCGCAAGTTGCTCCAAGCCTAGACCATCGCCACTCGCGTCCTCGATCAGGTAATCCAGGCCAGGAGGTACGTCGATTGCGGGCTGTTTACGGAAGGCAGCACCCACTAGGGCGTTCTTTGTGCGTCCTGTGAAGTTAGTGAACAGTGCGCGCTTGAGGTATTGGCGGTATCTGAGCGTCTGAGAGCCGATCGAATCGTCATTGCTCTCCGCATCAGGAACAGGCAGATACGTGTGGCGCTTGTCTTTTACCGCGACTGAGCCTCTCACCGCATCCCTGGTTTTCGTCCAGGACGGCTTGTATAGCTCATAATTTGGGTGTTTGTTGCTTACAGGCATGGGCGTCCCCTTGCAGTTTGAGCCCCGATTTTATCACAGGGTGAATCTGATGGGCACATGGGCCACTGGCTTGACGATCGGCATCTCGTAAGCGATCGGATACGTCGTCGCATCATTCTGGTGATCTCGACCGTTTGACTTGTCAGGCTCACCGTTTTTGTAGGTCTGTTGTTCCAGGCATTCGGCTGTTACTGGGCACCTGGCGGCATTGATTCGCACACGGCCCGACTCCAGGGCGCTATTCATTGCCAGGATACGATCCTTGACCATGGGATTGCGCTTGTTCACACGCACCCAAAACCCAGCCTGCTCGAGCAGCGCGATGTCTGACTTGCTCGCGTCGACCGTTTTGCGGCTCTTACCACTGGCATCAGGGTAGATATAAACCTGGTGATCGGCGTATCGGTTGTGTATGAGCGTAATCATCTCGGGCGTATCGTACATATTCACCAGCTCATCGACAGCGTGCCAGGTGCGGCCACCATCTCTCTGGACGTATACGGTGGCGGCCTGTTTGGTGACGTTGAAGTCACAGCCAATATACAGCGGCTCGCCAGGGCGTATTTCCTCGTCGCTGTTGCTCGCGTGCCTGTTATAGCTTGTGTATACGGTGCCTGACGTCAGATTAACAAAGCGACCCTCGAGGTAGGCGTCTAGCAAATGCTTGGGATAAGCATTCTCTAGGGACTCGATGTATCCATCAGGCAGGTGCGGGTTGCTCCTGGTTGGCGCCTGAATGATCGAATAGCCTGGTTTTGCCTCTTTGCGCCATTGCTCATAGACGAATTTGAACCCCTCGGGCGTTGTCGTGACGCCGATGGTGTTGAATCCGTCTTTCTTCTGGCGGTTCCTGGCCATGACCTGGCGCCATACGTGCGCAGCGTCGTCGCGCTTCAGCGTGTCCAGCTCATCGATGTCCGCGTCAGCGTGCTCATAACCGACGATTCGGTTGGGATTCTCCATCGATCGAAACATGATCGTGCCATATCCCTCGACGTCGATCTGGTTCAGTGGCGTCTTCTGTAAGCGATAGGGAATTTCAAGCTCACTGAGGATTTGCTCGAACCTGGGCCAGGCGATCATTCGAATCAGGTCATATGTGGGCTCATAGAATCCACGATTCACGCCTGGGTTGGCCAGGAGCCCGGTGATTGATCGGAGAATGGCGGCCTCTGTCTTGCCAGCACCGAACCCGGCAACAAACGCCGGGAACCGCTCCTGCGTCGTCATGTACTCGAATTGTGGAGCCGTTGGCTTAATCGATGCCATCAGGTTTAACGATGTTCACAGTGATAGGCGGCTTCTGCGTCTGATCCTCGGCTGTTTCTCTCCACCCAGCCCGACACTTGAGGTAAAAGAGAATCGACGTTGTGTCGCCATTGATGGCCTTCTCGTACAGTTTATTTGTTACCTCAGTGATTCCGACGGCCTGGCCCTTTTTTATAGCCTCCGCAAACTCGTCATATTCATGCTCTTTCTTATTGAGCGTGCTGTAATTAATGCCCAGGGATTCAGCGATCTGCTTTTTCGTGCAGCCTTGCGATGCGTATGTGAACGCTTTCTCGCATACCTCTGGCGTAATCTCGAATGGCGGCTTGCCGACCTTACCCATTGTCTGGATGCTCCAGGTTGAGGGCCCAGTATTCGCCCCGTAAATTACCCGACCGTATCACGCCGTCATTGATCTCCCCCGGTTGCATTGGATACGTCTCAACAGTGCCATCAGAGAACGCCACCAAATACAGGCCAGGGTCGTGCGGCATCTCACCAGACGCCACTGGGCGCCATAGGAGTCGAACGATCTGTTCCATGCCCTTATTGTACATAAAAAAAGACCCCAGGGCCCTGGATAGCCTTGGGGTCAAATCAGCGAGGAAAAGGAAGTAAAACCTCGCCTACCGTGGACCGTCGTATCTAATAATCTCGAGCGGTGGCTCCTCATTCTCAGAGAGGCGCACGACAGAGAAGTCGTAAAGAATCGCCACATCCTCCTGGAACTTCTGACAAAGAACCTCAGCGGCCTGGATAGCGATCACCCACTCATCGATCACCTCCATCCGCCCGCCGATTGATTCCCACCAGGTCAAAACAATGCTCCTTGCTTTTGTGCCTCATAAATGCGCTCACACGCGACGGTGTAATACGTGGACTCGCGCTCAATCCCGATGAAACGCTTGCGCCGCTCTACGCATGAGACGCCTGTTGTGCCGCTTCCCATAAAGGGATCGACCACCAGGTCAACGTCAGAGGGTAGCTGGTCCAGGCAGAAACTCATCACGCCGACGGGCTTTTGTGTTGGGTGCTCCCTGGCGATGTGCTTTTCCATCCTGATCATGCCATTCCACAGGTACTCGACCTTTCGTACAGCCTTGTTGAGGTTAGTCCATGCCAGCTCGCAGTCAGCGAAATCGTTGTTACCGTTTAGCTTGTCCCATACGAGCCAGCATTTCGTTGGCGGTAAATCGTAATAGTTGCCACCGAATATAACCTGATATCGAGCCAGGGATCGCGCCAGGGCGATAGCCTCGTCCGCTGTCTTATCGTCCCACCCCAGGTCGTCGTATTGATCAGCCACCGCTAGATTTCCTCGGCGCTTGTTACCTCCTGCCTCACCTATGCCATACGGCGGATCTGTCACCAGGGCGTCGAACTGACCTAGGGATGGCAGGATTTCCTCACAGTCACCCAGGTACAGCGTACAGTCACCGATTACCTCGCAGTGCTCATAGTTGGCCTCGACAATCACAGCTTTACCACCTTGCTGTGCTGTGTCAGCTCACGCGGCGGAAACGCCTTTCCGAAATAACGCTCCTCCAGCTCCCACTGCTTGCACTCAAATATGGCCCATTGGCTTGAGTCGTCCTCGCGCTCCAGGTCGCCCGCAATGCGCAAAGCATCCATTTCATCGGGGAACATCCCATTCATGCGACCCGTGTGCAGCTCAATCAACAAATACGCCATCTCAGCACCTCACATAATCGTAATCGCGAGGCGTCAGCTGTGGCAGATTTACAGCGTCCGAATCCTCAGAGACCTGGTGGCGCGTGCGGAAAAACCCCTCGTATTGTGGATATACCCGCATAAATGCCCGCGAATAAAAGGCCGTAAAGTTGTTGTTAATTTTGAACGCTGTAGTGCCATCACTCCCTGCGTCCTTTTCCCACCTGATGCGCTCGATCACGCTCTGAGCTGAATAATGCGAGTACCCTCGCTCGATCATCTCCAGGCTAAACCTTACGAACAGAGCCCACACCTCGGGGTGTTCTACGTGGAACATTTGACACTGCTCGCGCATCTGCTCCATGCGACTCTTCTCACTCGACATCACACACCTCCGCCGCGATTCCTTTGTAGTCAGGCCAGTGACCAGCCTCGACTTGTTCACAGTAAAACGCTTGCTCGGACAGCTCGTCCTCGTAATCCATGTTTCCGACAGTGCCTAGCAGCAGACCGATAACGAAAATGGCACCGCCGTAAGCGATGCCCTCATTGAGACCCAGGCGAATCACGATCGTGACTCCCTGGCGATGAATTGCTTGACGGTGCCGCCAAACTCAGACGCCCGCTCGTTGAAGTTGGCGATGTCGGTGAGGAACAGCTCCTCGGGTAGGACGCCAGCCTCCTGGGCGACGTCGATGACGCGATGCCACTCCTCGTCGGTACAGTTGACCAGGGCGGAGCGACAGATTCGATCCATCACGTCCTTTTTGGTGGTGTCGATTTTTGATACACGGTTTTGCATTTGATGCCCTCCCAGGCTAGTTATGGGCCGCTTATGCGGCCTCTTTGATTTTACGAAAGCCATTTGGCATAACTTCCCACGTCGCGGCGCCGTCGGATAAAACGATAGTCATCAGGTCGCCGACTGAGGTTGATCGCTCGCCGTAACCTTTAGGGTGCGCCTCAGCGATAAAATTGCAACGCTCGTTGTAATCGCCGTTGTCGTGGATGATCTCGCCGTTCGACAGCTGAAACTTTCGAGGTTTGCTCCAAGAGCCGTCGACGTTGTTAGTCCAGCGAAAAGCGTATGAAAGCGCTTCGATGGTGTCGAGTTCGTCAGGCGCGTCTACAATGGCGACCTCCTTGTCGTTGCCAAAAACACCTGATTCGTTCATTTCGCGATGGGTAACTAAAATATACATTGTTGCTTTCCTTTTGGTTGATGGCGGTGTCCCCCGCCGACAAAGGAATCATCTCAAACCTACTGTATGGTGTCAACCGTTTTGGTGACATTTTTATCATTATATTCAACGATTCGATAAACCATCGTAATCGCCCGGCATCCTGGACAGGTCAAAACCGTCTCGATGATCTTGTTTCCCGCCAGGTCCTCAGCCTCCTCGTCACCCGACCAGATCAGCTCTGTCTCACACACATAACAGTCCATCAGTTGTAACTCACCCAGTTGTGGCCCTCGGGATTGTCCTCCCAGGCGCGATATTGCTCTCTGTAAAACTTGGCGATCTCGAGCCGAAGCTCCCGGTTCGTTTTCATGACGCCCCTGGCTTTCTCGTTCAATATCTCCATATGGCCAGGGCCGTACAGGTCCTCGAGCATCTCCATAAACAAAGCGGGATTTTCTCCCATCTGGCGGTGGTGGTAGCGGCAGAGCGAAATCGCGTTGTCGAGGCTCCAGCGAACCACCTTGTTACGTCGGCCATAGACGTGGCAACAGTCCAAATTTTCCGTGGTGCCGCATATCATGCAGTGGCCATCCCTGGCCCTTACGCATTTACTGAACCACATATCCGCAGCGTCTCTTTTGATAGGCATCGTTTGCCTCCTTATTTAGTGGTTTCCTGTTTGTACCTCATGTAATCCGAATCAGCTGGGATCTGCAAAACGACCCCATGGTCAGCCGCCCACTCCCATACCTGGTCGAGGAATACCATCATCTCGCCCTTAAGCAGGTTACTGGTTTTGCGTAGTTGGCCGGGTATGACCGTGTTATGGATGGTGATGTCCTCAGTCCCCAGGAATCGGTTTTTGAGGATCATCTTCATCTGCTCGTCAGTGATCTCATGGCCGCGCTCGGTAAAGCTCTTGGCCATCTCCCTCACCCAGACGTGGAACAGCGCATTCTGTGGCATCGATCGACGGCTGTCGTATACCTTGGGCACCCAGGTGACGGGACGTGACCAATCCCAGTTGATTTCGAGCCACTTACCGAAAAACTCGATCCGCTCCCGTACCTGGTGCTTCTCCTTGATCATCCACATCTCGCTCATGATCGCGGGAACTCGATGAACAGGTTTCGGTGGCTTTCGGCTTTCTTAAAGGTCAGGCCCTTGCCTTCCCACAGATTGATGTGGCCCTCATATGGGCCGTTTCTCTGCTTAGCAACGATCAGCTTTAGGTCAGGCTGTCCCATTATCAGCTCCTCCTTTTCGGTGAGCCGCTCGCCAATGTCGACGAAACGCTTCACCTCCTGGCGTCTCTTATTATGCCAGACGATGAACAAAAGGTGAGCCTGGTCGACAATCGTGCCACCGCCACGCACATCGAACCGCGTCGGGATGTACTCATCACCGCCAGATTGAGGTTTCCGCACATGGTGCACCAGGCAGATATGGACGTCCTTAGCCTCAGCAATGCCCAGGAGCTGGTTCATAAACAGACGCTCGCGCTCTATGTCATCGGTCACACCACAAAACTGAAGGTTATCAATGAGCACCACTTTGACGCCCTGATCGGCCATGGCGATGATGCAACCCAGGACCTCGAGCGGCTCAGCTCCACCGAGTGCCCGATACCAGTACACGCGATCACCTACCCAGTCATAAAAATCCTGAGCGAATGACATCGTGGGCTCATCCGCAGCGGCGGCCTGTCGACACATCATGTACGCCGTATCGCTCATTTTCATTTCGAACGATGCGATACCGACCTTTGTATCTTTAGCCAGGTGCGTGAGTACAAACGACGCCACCGTGCTTTTCTTGTGCCCGTTGATACCACACCAGACACTGACCTCACCCGTCCGCAGCCGAACCTTGTCGTGGGTGTCAATCCAGGGCATCGGGAACCCGTGCGTGACGGGATCGGTGCGCACCCGGTCAAAAAACTCTCGCTCAAAATGCTTGATGTTGACCACGTCAGCCGACTCGCTCATGGCGAATACCTCCTGCAAATCGCGATCGGTAAAATCCTGTTTCTCGATTACTCTCATAATTCGAATCTCCTTTCTTGCTCTACCGTCTCGAATTCGTCCTCCCACCGTCGACCATTTAACCAGGTCGTCGCGTGCGGAATAAACCGGGCCTCGTCTGACCAGGGATATTTCGCCAGGGCACTCGTGGCGGCTTGCTTGTCTTTCTTACTCAAACGCATGAACGAAATCATGGCTTTCGCCTTGTTTGTCTTGCGTGGATATGCGGCCCAAAAATCATCGAATTCCTTATGGTTAATATTTGATGATTCATTGGTGGTTAGGGGTGTAGTTTTACACCTATCCATAGGTGTCATTTTACCCCTATCAATAGGTGTCATTTTACCCCTATCGATGGGTGTAATATTACACCTATACACTGTCGACTTTGAGTAGCGTCGATTTCGAGTGATTAGACCCTTCTCCTCGAGGGCCTTTAGTGCCATTACCAGCGTCTTGCGACTCGCGCATGAACGCCGACAAATGTCCTCATATGATGGATAGCAGTAACCATGCTCGTCTGCTCTGTCAGCCAGGGCGACCAGGATGGCCTTTTGCGTTGATGTTATTTCAGTGACGACATTTAGCGCCCAATTGATTGCCTCGATGCTCACTCTGTGGCCTTCAGCATATCGTCGACAAATCCGTTACGTTTACCGCCTCTGAGGATTGCCTCGCGATACCGCTGCTTATCCGCCCTGGTGAGCCGCTTTCCCAGCTCTCTGTGGGCCTCAAATATCTCGACCACGTAGTCATCGACCTCCTCACGTTTAGGCCGTGAGTGGGCTGGATAATGCTGATCAGTGTCAGGAAACAGGTCGTGCAGCTCGAGGCCGACAGCGCGAACGACATCTACCGCGCCGCAGCCTGCGTAACAATGTATGAGGATGCGGCCATCCTCGCCCTGACTAATCCGTAGTGATGGGGATTTGTCGTCGTGTGCTGGACACGGCGCCATGTAGCTAGACTTACCTGTTTTACGGTAAGATTGAAGACGATCTAAAAACCCACTTAGATCCATGATGTAAACCTCCTAGGCGACCACCGCCACCCTTGGGGCCCCATGCACGGGGCCCTTCTTTTTATCTGCTGGCTTTTTCGAACTCTTCTATCGAAACCCCCAGCACCTCACAAATGGCGACAGCCGTCACAAATCGCATCGACTCGCCACATCTCCATTTATGCACCGCCTGGCGTGAAACGCCCAGGGACCGGGCCAGCTCTGCGCTGGTGATCCCCTGGTCGTTTTGTAGCTTGGACAGTGCCCGACCCGTATCGAGGATCGGTTTCTTCATAATCAAAACGGCATATCCTCCAAGTCATCAGCCGCAGGTCGTGGATTGCCAGGCCCTTGCGACGGCGGCTCCTCTTTGTTTTCGGGTACAAGAACAAAAACATACCCCTGTGGCGGCGTGATTTCCAGGCCCAGGAATTTCCCACCGTTTCGGTTAGTGTTGATCCAGCCGCTCAGATCAGCTACCTCGCCACACACGTTAATAGACCCGCGATAATCGGGGTGTTTGTCCTGCTCCTTGTAATTGTTGCGGTGCAGGTTGCCCTTGTTTACGGCTGGTTTGAAATCGTTAGCCATTGTCTTGCTCCTTATGCAATGCGCCAGATACGCGCTGGTGAATCTTTCCAGCTAAGTTGCTGGTCGAGCTTTCGCTGTGTGAGCTTGATGCCCATGGTTTTAGCCTTGGACATGATGCGATTCGCTGTTTTCTGATCTACATCCACACAGGCGTTTAGTGGCCACTCCGCCATCCAGTCCAGGTCCGACTTTCTCGCCTTGCTAATCGGTGGAATTGGTATGTCTCTTAAAAACTCAGGTCTTTCCATGCTCATTTTTTCCCTCCCAGGAGTTGGTTTGCGCTCTCGCGCTCTTCGTTGTTTAGTCTGTTGCGAATGATCGCTTTCTCGTAATCGCTACACTCGCTCCAGCATTCGGCCAGCTTTTCGCTGTCCTGTTCCTTGATTGCGTCCTGGATGTACGTCGTCAGGTGATCAAATACCTGCTCAGCACCCGACAGGGCCGCTCTCCATCGCTTTTTAAACGCCGACTTTTGACCGTCAGGCGCTCCATTAAATGCCTCGTTTTGCTCCTCCTCGCTGAGGCTGTTGATTAATTCGTGAAACTTTGCCGCACCGTCCCAGAGGTCAGACAGCTCCTCCTCTGTCGCATCGCCCAAGATGGCAATGACGGCATCGTATGGAGTCGTCGGCGGCAGATCCTCGCCACGATAAACGTAAAGGCCCAGGCCGTGCATACTGATAGCCTTCGCAAAGCACCGCTGCATCGACGTATTTATCTGAAATACGCTCGGGCCTTGTATTGGCTTGTTCCGGTGATCCAGAACAGGCAGGTGCATTCTGTGAGAGATTCCGTCGACCGTGACGGTACAGGAGACCATCATCTCGCCATTGGGATAGGTGACGGCGTCGTGATGCTCATACGTCGCATCAGGGCACCGCTCGCATAGCATCTGCCAGGCTGACGCCCAACTGATATATGAGAGGTTACCCTTCTTCTCAATGTGATCGGTGCAGTCAATTTTCGACAGCTCGTTAAACTTACTCATAGGATTTGTACTCCCCCTCGATATAGGAATGAGATTCCGCGTGGTGATAGGCCGCAGCGAACCCGGCCTCGTAAGCGTCGGAGCTTTCGCGATGCTCGCCAATCATTCCGTCGGCGTAGCCTTTCGCGAACTCCCTGGTGGCGTATTTGAGGTAATCAGCCAGGACCATAGATTGATAATCGGTCATAGCTCACCCGCCACGTATAGGTCGACGATCTTTTGTTCAACGTCTTCCTCGTTGAGGACGTGGTGACAGCCCCATTTACATTTAAACACGTTGACGTGATGGAGCGTCTCGACGAATGTCGCGCCCTCAGCCTCGTGGTGCTCGAGACTTGTCTCGTGGTTAAAGTGACACATTAGGTCGTTGAAATCGATCTCCAGGGCCACGGTTTCGTCATCGATCCACTCGATAATTTCCGCGCCCTCGATGACCTCGAGATCCTCGTCGTGAGGATAGTTAATTTTGATATACATGATGTCCCTCCTTAATTGGACGGACAAAGCGTATACCTATTAGATGACGGCAGTCAACCAGAACGGTTACTTTTATTCGGGATATTTTCCTGTGCGTATCATGTGGGCAATATCCTGGGATCGCTTACCTACTTGCCTGGCCCACCTGGAGTCGAGGAACTCCATAGCAGCGCGCTCATAGTTGGCCTCATCCATTGCCGCCAGGGCATTGGTGAACAGGGAGAGCCGTGAAAAGCCCAGGTTAAAGCAAAGATTGACCATAGCGTCCTGGCGCACAGAGTCCAGATCGATGAACCAGGAGTATGCCAGGAGCTCCCTTTTGCAGCGCTTGATGTCGTTGTCCAGGAGATAGTCGATTTCATCCATGGACAGACCCAGGCCGCCGTTCTCGTCTATGTTGCGCCCCACGGCCACGGTGATCATATTGGCACTGCATTTATAGGCGTGCGTTCTGACGCCCTCGTGACGTTTGAGCTGATCTCTGAGCTTTGTCATTTCTGTCCCTTGTTCGAGGCGCCGAAATAAAAGGCTAGGATGGTGCTCGAGGCCCCGGTCAGGGCGCCCAGTATCAAGTTGACGATGCCGTCGTCGTTAGCCTCTGGCGGCTGTATCGTCACCATAAAGATGTATCCGCCGAACATAAGGATGCACATCAGTGCGATAGCTCGAGCCGTCCAGTCGTCAGCGAATGACTCCCTGGCGTGCTGTATGTCCTTTGTCTCGAGGGCGAACACGTCGACCTCTAGCTCGGCCATTCTGGCCTCAAACGCCAGTTCAGCCTTTTTGATCTCCATCAGTTGCTCGGGCGTGGCCTGTTGCATGGCTCGCTCAATCTTTTGAGGTGTTGGATCACAGCCCAGGACATCCGCCAGCATTGTCGCAGCAGCGCCACCCACGGGACCGCCCAGCGCGGCACCGAGTGAGGGTGCTAGGCCGCCGATGATGCCCTTGACCTTGTCGAAATTCACCGCAGGAACTCCAGGAAGCCGATCGTCAGGACGATGGTCGCACCCATGACAGAAAAACCCGATACCAGATATCGCTCGAGCTTGGCGAAACTCTGGTCATGCTGTTCAAGACGTTGATTAATCATCTCCATGCGTATGGCGCATTCCGCCTCATGCTTTTCTAGTCGTGCCAATACTTCCTTGATCGTCATTTTGCGCTCCCGAATAGTGAATCCAGGGCGGACCATAGGTCCTCGATCTCCCTGGTTTGTCTGTCGACCTTGGCGGTCGTTTTGTCGATGGTCTCAATTTTACCGTTTATTGTCAGCACCGTCTCGCTGTTTGATTTCTCGACAGCCGCCACCCGGTCAGATAAGGGCATCAGCGTCCGCTGGCTCTCCATAATGCTCGCCAGGTTAGCGCCCAGCTCTGACAGCTTGGCACTCAGCCCGGCGATGTCGTTGTCCTGTAGTTGCGTTTGCATCGTGGACATCGTGACCTGCATATCCTGGAGCGCCTTATTTTGGCTCTCCTTGAGTTCTGTGAATCGGGCGTCTAACAGGCGGGCCTCGGTGACGGCGTCGTTTACAGCCTGTTCTTGGGCCTCCAGGCGCGAGAAAAACTCGCTCGCTGTCCATATGGCGCCCGCCACACTAGAACCGAACCCCAAAACCAGGGCAATCCACACACCTCGCAGGTTTACCCCGCCGACCTGTAGCTCAATATCCTCAACCCCCATTTATGCACGCCTCCTTGGCTGAGGGATCGACCTCGAACCAGCAGCCGCCCTCCGGTGAGCTTGTGAAAAATGGGTGATTTTCCGCCTCGGTAAATATCTCTTGCGAAGTGACGTAGTAGTTCATGACGTCGAGCTGTACGTCCATGGCATACGAATCAAACGATACGGTCACCATGCCCTGGGTAGCATCGAAAAATATCCCATCAGATTCGGCGAACGTCGCCAGGTAATCGTTGGCCTTGCTGTTTGCCTGGTCGACCAGCGTCTGGTCGTTTGCGATCGCCAGGTACGCGCCAGCAATCTGAGCCGCCTCCTCGATGCCTTGCAGCGATTCGTTGTATAGCTCGATCTCGGGCTCCTCTAGGGTAACGTCATTCTCGGACATATAGGTTTGCAACTCTATTGCACCGCGTTCGTCGTTTGCCTCCTGGGCGTCCTGGGCACGCTCATTGACCTCAGCGACCAGGATGACCTGTTGCGCGGCCTGAACGTATGTGTCGATCGCCTGGGATACCTGATCCAGGGCCTCTTGGGCTCTGTCGTCAAAGTATTCCTGTGCACCTGGGTCGTATGTATAGGTCGCGGCCATAACAGCGGCGACAGCGTTGTTATACGCCTCAGCCTGGGCGGCTGTTATGTAGCCGTCCTGTGTGATTCCTGTGGGTGCAATGCCGCCTTTTTCCGCCCAGCCCCAGGAGCCAGCGGCGGCCATGATTCCGGTTTTAAAGGTGTCGCGGATTGCCTGGCTGGTTTGCACCAGGTCATCGATCTCCGTCGCTGATGCTTGAGCGGAAACGCTCAGACAGAGAGCCGTCATCATCGACCTCAGTGGTCTCGTCGTCGGTGCCCAGAATGACATCATATAGCTCCTGGTTTTCCTCGTAATCGACGATATACCTTCCTGGTGCTTGTGAAATCGTTAGGTACGCGCGCCGTCCGACCACGATTTTACCACGAACCACGATCGGACAGGGTGTCGAGGATGTAAGGAGGGCCCGGAATATGTCAGGTGACTGACAGAGGCGGCTTATGGCGGCAAGTCTAAGCCCCATATTCTGCAGTACCATTGCATCTCGGCGTCTTTCGCAGCCGGGGTCACTGACGTATTTACCCGCTGACAACCCCAGGCTCACCAGTTGCATGGCGCCAGTAACCGACTGGAGACAGGTTTCGGGCCCGTTGCTCATTAGCGTGGGTGCGATAGATGTATTAACAGGCATCCCCGAACTACCCGCGCCGTTGTATGTCTTGTTCGAGTTGTAGCTCGAAACGGTGCTGTTCTGGGTGTTGGTGTTGAGATCGCCCTCCTGGTTGCTCTCGGAGGGCGTCTCGCCGGGGAGCGGTGTTTCCCCGTCTATTTGATCCCGCGTGTCCTGAGCGGACACAGCGGCGGCCAGGATGCTAGTTGATAACAGTATCGTCAGCCACTTCCTCAAATTCTGGCTCATCCTGGTCCTCTGCTTGTGGCTGTTGAGCTTTTGCCTGGATTAATGCGATCTGTGCCTCCAGATCAGCAATCCGAATTGCTTGCTGTGCGTTCTGGCGTGCCAGTGACTCCATACGCTGCGCCAGGACAAACTGCTCCTCTGTGACTTGATTCTGTTGTTCCATGTGTACCCCTGTTAGTTGATGGTAGGGGTATTGTGGTGTCAACCAGTTGGCTTTTCAAGAGTCAGCAAAATCCGAAGCCATCGAATTCCAGGCGTCGATTGATGCTTGAATGGTGGCCTGTATCTGATCAGCCGCTACGCCGTGAATTGGCACCTCCATATAAGCGCCGTCGTTTAGCGTGAGGCACGCCCAAAGCAAATCGCCGTCCTCGCGTTCTGTATATTCGATCATGTTCCGATGTACCACTTAACGATGGTTAGCGTCCCCGCTGAAGAGAACGGTGTTGCCCCGACATTGACCCAATACCAAAGGTGATTAGAGCCACTCAAACTTACGTATGTCGCCGTCGATCGCGTGAACGTCTGACCACCGCAGGTAATCTTGCTCATTACGAGATCACTGTTCGAGCCTTGGTTAACGCGAAAATTCATCTGACCATTGTTACCTGTAGAGTGGTAAACCGCTCTGTAGTTGATAGGCAAATAAATCCCATTAATAACTGACGTTGATGCCGAGCCTAGCGTTGGGCTCTGAAAGTCTTGATGGCCTGTCCACGTATTATAGAAATACGTACCAGATCCCACCGTCACCGCGATGTTCTTAGCGGGCACCCCTGCCGCTCCGTACCACTCAGAGAAAGACATGGTTGTCCCCGCTGTCTTTTCAATCAGCGCACGGATTACAGCGTCATTGATACTTATGCCACCTGACGTATCAGCGTCATTATCAAGGTTAGCGTCCGTTGCGTAGTCGGCCATTTGATAAAGACTGATAGGGTTGCCGCTACTAGGTAACGGCATGATTAGCTCCAGATAGCGCCGCAGATATCCTGCACTAATTGATCTTCACCCGTTACGACAGTCGCCGTTTGATCGGATTCGTCAGAATATCGCTCTATGTGCTTAACGCGACTTGCTGTTACTGGCAGATCCGCGTCATTTGGGTCGTCCATTGAATCCTCGTAAACAACCATCACAGTCGGATTGCCTGCGTTTGTAGTGTCTGCCGCGTCTGAGTCTTGCGCTGGGTATACCTCGCATCGCTGTACGCTAGTCGTCTTCGTGATTGCCATTTTTAAGATCCTCTATTTCCTGTTTGAGTTCCTTGATTGCCTCGACCAGTAGGCCGACGACGTTGCCGTAGTGAATCGCTTTATGCTCCTCACCTGTTTCTATGTCACTGCTAGTGTACACCGCTTCGGGTAGCACTTGCTCAAGGTCTTGAGCGATCAGACCCGTCGCACGCTTGCCGTCTTTCTTGTACTCGAACGTGACACCATTAAGATCCTGTACCTTTTCAACCGCGTCGGTAATGTTCTCAATGTTCTGCTTCAGCCTACGGTCAGACAGTGAGCCGTATGCTGTGACGTTGCCCTTGAAGATGGCGTTGCCGTCTTTATCCAGCTTCTGAGCCGCCGCCTGATTGCCACTGCTGGGCCGTGTCCAGAAATACAATTCGCCTGGATAAGAGCCACTGCCACTGCCCCAGTTGCTCGACTTCTTGAACTGTATAGCCGCACCGTGTCGCGTGTTACCGCCCGCGTCATCCGCGTTAAACACGATAATAGATGAGGCCGATGCCGTAGTGTTTGAGTTGTCTAGCCGTAGGAATGTGCTGTTGTCAGTGCCGCCGCCACTTGCTGGTGTGACAGTAGAATTTTGCTCAATCGTCAAGCACGCCTGTGGCGACGTGTTATTGCCGATAGTCACGCCGCGATGAGGGAATCGAAGATAATCTGTTGTGCCTTCGGTTGCATCCAAAAACGTGACGTTACCAGCAACCAGACGGATGCGGTCTGTCGTAAATCGGAAATACGTATCGGTGTCGCCGTAGTGCCGTAGCTTGTCTTTGACTGACACGTTATCACGGAGCATTACGATATCAGTGGCGTTGATCGTAAGGCCGTTAATGCCGCCTGCCGTTAACTTCAGAACGTCAGCACCACCAGAAAACATCCCTGTATTTGGATCGCTTCTAAAGGTAAAAGCTGGTGCCGTAGCTGTGCCATCGCCTGCCTTGAAGTTTCGAGAAGCCAAAACATCGCCAGACGTGTTTATCGCAAACGCATCGTTTCCAAGTGCGGACGAATAGATGTGAAAGTCAGCCGTTCCAGCAATACCCACGCTCGTGCGAATACCCGCGTACCAGTAGTTACTCTGACTATTACGGAACCGAATCATCTGCTCTTT